CACGCAGTGAGTTTGAGTTATACCGGTGCGCTGTGCCCACCGGGGTTTAGCCCCCCCGGTTTAATAGTACACAGCCCCTAAGGTTTTTACGAGTGGCCTTCTCGGGTCGGTTAGACCGGGTTGTCGGGTCTGCTTCCTGTCGTGACCCACGCGCTGTTGTACACGCGTGATCTAGTCTGCGGCATCACGTAAGAAGCGTCCGCGTCATTTGAGGTGTAGTTGTCTGCATAGATTACCCATTCTTCAGGAAACCACTCGAGGGGTAGATTTAACCCCCCACCTGTCCATTTCTGGATAGCCTCCTCGATGTATAATTGCATGTCAACCGTCATCCCAAATGCGGTTTCCACGAGCACTCTCGACTCCATGGAAATTTCGACCCTTGCGGCGTCCCGCCAGTTGAAGTCGCCTCCAATAGTGTAAGATTTGCCGCGGAGGATTTCCGCGACATGCTTATCCCTGATGTTGACTCCCCTGGTGAGCTCTAGCTTTTTCGCAGCCAAAACACTAACAACAGGGGCGCCCGCATGTAGGTAAAGCTCACTCATAGCCGTCGCTCTGAGCAAACTCTTAAACACTTTATCACTGGCATGTCGGTATTTGTTGGGCACGGTCCCGAGATTTGCCAAAGCCTTCCACGGATCCTTAACAATGACATCACTGTTAGGAACACTGTAAAGCTGACAAAACCCAGACATCTCAGGATGAAGACAATCTGCTGGTCCACGAGCTTTCGCTCGCAAGCCCAAAGGCAGAAAGTCCTCATTCGACAGAGTGTGGATCCCATAGCAACCGACATTGTCATCCCCCTCCACAAAGAACATGGCCAAGGCCTGCTCAATAGAGCAACCCCTGTCCACAAGTAGAAGGACCAAACAGACTAGGTTGTCAAAAGCGTTGGAAAGGGCGGTGTCAGGATCGCCTGACATCTTCCTGCTCTTGACTTTGAACCTCAACAGGCCAGAAAATTCCAGCCTGTTTTCTCCGGTAATGACCTCTTTGATACCGTTAAAGAGTGCGTCCCCGCCCGTGACGCCCCCCAACAGATAACGGTATAATTCCAACTGTACACAACTCATCTTTTCCTCAATGAAAGAAGCCTCGTAGCTTGTGTAGTCATTGTCTGACCTGAAACAT